TTGATGCTACAGAAGTTTGGGTATATAATACTAAGACTCGTAAAATAGGTGTTTACAAAAAAGGCGAGTTAAGAACTGGTTTAACAGTTAGAGGTACCTCTATATACGATTATGAGGAAGGCACAAGTGTACAGAAAACATTAAGAAAACCATCAGCACAATTAAAAGAGTTTAAAGGTGCCGCTAAGACTAAAATGAATACTGCATTTAGTAGTATAAAAGCAACAGAAATTAAACTTACTGGGCGAATAAGCGATACTATTATCATTCTAAAGGCTTTTTAAGGCAAATTTAGATAAATAGTAGTATGGCACAAGATCAAATAGGATATAAAAGTAGAGAAGAATTAATTTCTGAAGTACAACTTCGTTTGGCTGACGGCATGGTTGATGTTGAATTAGACAGAGAACACTATGACGTTGCAATAGATAAATCACTTGCTAGATACAGACAGTTAAGTGCAGGTAGTGTTGAAGAGAGTATTATCTTTATTCAAACAGCAGAAAATCAAACAGAATACCAATTGCCTGATGAGGTAATGGAAGTTAGACGTTTATACCGTAGAGGTATAGGTACTAACAGCGGAGGTGGAACAAACTTTGATCCATTTGACGTTGCATTCAATAATATGTATATGCTACAAGCAGGACAAATAGGTGGACTTGCAGTATTTGATGCATTTGCACAATACAAAGAAACTATTGGTCGTATATTTGGTAGCGAATATAACTTTTTATGGAATAGGAATACTAAAAAACTTAAAATTTTAAGAAACGTTAAACATGCAGAAGAAGTTGGCGTAGGTGTTTATAATTATATTCCAGAAAGTATATTGTTAGTCGACGTCTATGCAAGTAATTGGCTTTCACAATATACACTTTCTTTATCTAAAATGATGTTAGGTGAAGCAAGAAGTAAATACACATCAGGACTTCCAGGTGCCGGAGGTGCCATCCAGTTAAATGGTGATGCCCTTAAATCAGAAGCAGCCGCTGAACTTGATAAGTTAAATGAATCAATTCATAATTATGAAGAAGGCAATATACCATTAGGTTTTGTAATAGGTTAAATGAATTTAATAGGCATAGTAGGATTTATAGGTTCGGGCAAAGACACAGTTGCCAACAAATTTGTAGATGCCGGCTGTGTTCATGACAGTTTTGCAAACCCATTAAAAGACGTATGTGCATCAACATTTGGTTGGGACAGAACCTTGCTTGAAGGCGATACAACTGAAAGTAGAGAATTTCGTGAAACACCTGATATGTTTTGGACTCGCAAAACAGGCATACCTAACTTTACACCTAGACTAGCACTTCAATTACTCGGAACTGATGTAATGCGTAATCATTTCCATCAAGATATTTGGTTAAACAGTTTAGAATATAGGCTAAGACGTAAAGGTAGTGCTAAATGTGTAGTAATAAGTGATGCTAGATTTAGAAATGAATTAGATCTTATTAAAAACTTAGGTGGAAAAATCATATGGGTGCAACGAGAAGAACTTCCAGAATGGTATGAGACCGCCAAAACAGCACATAATAACGCAATTTCACGCAAGATTATGGAAACAAAGTACAAAGATGTTCATGAAAGTGAGTGGAATTGGGCAGGATATGATGTGGATTACGTCATTAAAAACGTTGGAACACTGGAAGACCTATATAAAGATGTACTACAAATCCAGCAAAATATCTTTAAATCAGCACTAAAACTAGTATAATACCGCCTAATATCGGGTAATTTCTCTAATACACCTAAATATCTTTAATTAGATAAATAAGTACATACGCGAACGTATAAACTAATATATTAGGAGATTTAATATGGCAACTTTAGTCAGTCCTGGTGTAAGTATAAGTGTTTCAGACGAAAGTTTTTACTCACCAGCAGGTTCCGGAACTGTTCCTTTGATCGTTATTGCAACGGCTCAAGATAAAAAAGGTCCAGACGGAAGTACAACTGCAGGATATACAACATCAGCAACAGCAAATAAACTATATCAAATCACTTCACAAAGAGAATTATTACAAACCTACGGCAATCCAAGTTTTAAAACATCAGGCGGTACATCCGTCCACGGTGACGAAACTAATGAATATGGATTATTAGCCGCATACAGTTTCTTAGGAATTGCCAATAGAGCATACGTCCTAAGAGCCGACGTTGACTTAGCAGAATTAGAGAGTAGTGCAACTGCTCCTAGTTCTTCACCAGCAGACGGCACATAGTGGTTAGACTCAGCACCTACAGTATGGGGACTTAAAAAGTATGATGGTACAAACTGGATTTCCGAATCAAGTAATGTAAAAGTTTCTTCAGCAAGTGATTTACAATCAGGAGGCGTTCCAAAAGCGGCCTTCGGAAAAAACAGCGAAATATGTGTAAGATACCTAGACGCAGATGGCACTCAAGCAGATAACATTTCTTTTTACCAGAAATTATCTAATGTGTGGCAACTAGTAGGAGCAACAGCATGGCAATCAGCAAGTTCAAAAGACTTTCAATTTGCAAGTCATTTAGGTGTCCCTTCAACTAGAAGTGATGCATCAGCATTACAGTCAGGTGATTTATACATGCAAACAACAACACCAAATAGTGGTTCAACTGTTTCTTTAAAAGAATACAGCACTACAACCTCACAATTTGTAACAGAAAGTGCAATTCTAAGACAGTATTCTAGAACAGCATTTGCAGTTTACGGAACAAGCCTTGTAAAAGGTAGTGTTTGGGGTGATCACGATGGTGAGAATGGCGAAGCAGAAATTATTCTGAAAGCACACAACGGTGGCACTACAGTTACTATGGTATCAAGTGCGGCAATTTCAGATACTGCTATTGCAAATACTAAAGCAAGTTCTTCGGACATTGCATTTAACCTTTACGCAAACGCATCATTAGTGGCTATTCCAGTTTTCTTAACTAGTGAAACAGCAGGAAAACTATCAATAGACAATATTGTTACTGATATTCAAGCGGCATTATCAGGTGCTAACGTTACTACAACGTATGCAAATGAAATTACTGCAAGTAATAATGCAGGTAAAGTACAATTAGTAAACTCAAATGGTAAAGATATTAGGGTAGCAGAAGGACCTTCCAGTTTTTCACTAACTGACATTAACTTTACGGCGACAACAGCAAGTAACTTTAAGGCAATAGCCTATACTGCAAGTGCAACTGCACCTGTAGGAACTACTGCTAATGGTCAACTATGGTATGATGCTGATATCAGCACTACTAATATTGATTTATTAGAGCATGATGGGTCTGCTTGGGTAACACTAACAAAAGATTTCCAAACTAAAGCAACTGAGCCAACTGTCCAAAGCGACGCAACGGCATTAGTTACTGGAGATATTTGGTTAGACTCAGGTGATACAGAAAATCTTAAACTTTACAGATATAACACAACTTCAAGTAAGTGGGTATTGATCGATTTAACTGATCAAAGTTCAGCAGACGGTGTAGTATTTGCAGACTTTAGAAAGTCTTCAACTGCTTCATTAGATTCAGATGCCCCAAGTGCGGCACTTTATCCAAGTGGCATCTTAGGATGGAACTTTAGAGCAAGTGGTGGTAATGTTAAGAAATGGCAAACATCATATGACCATGGTGGCGCAACTCCTATAACAAATGTTTGGATTAGTGAGTCAGGTACCAAGTCAGACGGTTCACCACACTTATTAAGAAAAGCTCAGAGAAAAGCAGTTACTAAGGCTTTACAGTCAGCAGTAACTAGCAACCAAGAAATAAGAAATGAAACAAATAGATTTAACATTGCGGCAGTTCCAGGTTATCCTGAACTATCAGATGAACTATTAACTTTAGGTGTAGACAGAAAGAATACTGTATTCAGTATTGCAGATGCTCCATTTAGATTAGCAGATGATTCTACAAGTGTTAAAAACTGGATTAACAATACAGGAAATGCAGTAGAGAATGGCGAAGATGGTATGCTAACAAAATCATCAGAAATGGCTGTTTACTACCCACATGGTTTAACAACAAACCTAGATGGCACGAATGTAATGGTTCCAGGATCACACATGGCATTAAGAACTTTTGCATTTAATGATCAGGTATCATTCCCATGGTTTGCTCCAGCAGGTTTCCAAAGAGGTGTTGTTAATAACGCAACCTCAGTTGGTTACTTGAAAGCAAAAGAAGGCGAATTTACACCAGTAGCATTGAATGAAGGACAAAGAGATAGTTATTACTTGAATAAAGTAAATCCAATTTCCAACTTCCCAGGAAGAGGAATTTCAATCTTTGGACAGAAAACACTTAATGCAAGTGCAAGTGCTTTAGATAGAGTAAACGTTTCACGTTTAGTTATCTATCTAAGAGAGCAACTTGATGATGCTGTTAAGCCTTTCTTGTTTGAACAAAACGATAGAATTACAAGAAACAATGCATTTAGTGTTGTGTCAAGATTACTTGACGGTCTTGTAAGTCAAAGAGGTCTTTTTGACTACCTAGTAGTGTGTGATGATACTAACAACACACCTGCAAGGATTGATCGTAACGAGTTACACATTGATGTAGCAGTTCAACCAATAAAAGCAGTAGAGTTTATCTACATACCAATTAGAATCCAAAACACTTTGGGAACTTCAGGTAATAGTTAAGTTTAAACTAAACTTTAAAGGGGTCTTATTAGGCCCCTTTTTTTGTGGATATTAAAACTAGAGTTAATGTTTTTATACTGAATGTGATAAATAAAAGTATATTATAGCATAGGAGAGCAAATATGGCAACACAAGTAAACCCAACAAAATCAAAGTTTGGTGTTCCTATTGATGGTTCAACACCTTTGGGTATCTTACAGCCTAAATTAAAATTTAGATTTAGGATAACCTTTGATAACAACTTTGGTGGCGGGACTGATTTATTCTCTCTCACGCAAAATGTTCAGAATGTTACAAGACCTAAATTAACACATGAGGAAGTAATAATTGACTCATATAATTCTAAAGTATATGTGGCAGGAAAACATGTGTGGGATCCAGTAACAATCATGATTAGAGACGACATTACTAACAAAGTTACTAAGAAAGTTGGTGAACAACTTCAAAGGCAACTTAACCATTTCGACCAGACATCATTCTCAGCAGGCGGAGACTACAAATTCGATTGCTACATTGAGATTTTAGATGGAAAGAGTGCTGACGCAACAGAAAGTTGGAAGTTAGAAGGCGCATTTATTCAGAACGTTGATTACAGCGATACTGATTATACTGCTAACGACCCAGTTACAATTTCAATGACATTACGTTACGATAACGCATTGCACGTTGATGATGCATCTACTGTTGACGCAAGAAAAGAGAGCGGTGATCCGTTCCCACAGACAGCACCAGCAAGAAATACAAATGATCCTGCTGATAGTTAATAACTAACAGTAGTTCGTCTGAAAAGAATCTGAACAGGAGTATTTTACTCCTGTTCTTATCATACAGGACATTAAAGCATGAGAAAGAATTTTGGAGAAAAAGGCGAAGGACTATATTTTAGTGATGTGTTCAACGCAAAGCACCTTTCAATAGGGTACTTTCCTCCTAGATTAAAATTCAATGGCTTTGCAGAATTTTATATCAATCCTGATCTAAAAGCAGAAGCAATTAATATCGGCATACCTAATATGCGTAATGATTTAGCAGGTTTCACTCGAGAAGCCACAATGCCTAAATTAACCTTTAAAACAGAAGTAATGAATCAATATAACATTAAACGTGTTGTTCAAACTGGTGTAGAATTGCAACCAGTAACAATGCAAATGTACGATACAGTTACCAATGACTGGTATGAAATGTTGATGACTTACTATGCATACAACTTTATGAATGCTAGACAGACAGGTAAGTCTGGTAGTATTCAAGGTGCAAAAGCAATACCTACTGCTTCAGATACATGGACAAGAAATTCAAAATTTATGGCAGAGACATTTCCAAGTGGAGCATCAGGCTTTGATGCAAACGATACACCTCATCTTTTTGATGCTATTAGAATGGTTGTTGTAAACGGCCAACAAGGCAGAGAAATTATGTTGCACAGACCCACTATTGTATCAATGGACTTTGGTGAGATAGATCATAGTGCAAACGAAGTAAACTCTTTCTCAGTAGAATTTGAATATGAGAATTTTACTGTAGGTAAAGTAATAGAAAATCCTTTAGACGAAATAGATCTTCAAAAGTTTAGCATATACGGAACTGGAAATGCTACAGATAATCTTGCTAAAAATGAATTCGTCGATGGTCAAGATGAAAGAGCACCATATAGAGCAAAAGCAGGTCAACCAATGAATGCCGCTGATCTATTAGATGCAGAAAGAAGAAGCCAACCACAACCTCAACCGCCAAAAGAAAAGAAAAAAGGCGAAGCCGCTCCTGAGCAACGAGATTACCTAGGCAGAAGAATATAATGAGTGCATCACTATACGATACTTTTGGAAATGAAATATCTTATCAAGTCAAAAGAGGTATTTTAACAGCATACATAGATAATTCTACTATTGAATTTCCTTTACCACAAGCCTCAGCAGAGTTACTAGAAAAATTTTCCAACCCGGTTGATACAATGAATCAACAACATCTAGATATGATCAAAAGTAAACTAGAAAAAATTGGGTTTAAAAAAGCAAATGCAAAAGCATTAGCACCAGTGTTAATCACAGTTGCTATTGAACTTGATACAGATGTATTAGAATTTTTTAAAGACTCAGATGCTTCATTACAATTAACAACAGACGCCTATACCGCCATTAATTTACAAAGGCCTAAAGGTAGCAGAATCAGTGTGTCAACACCAACTGTTAATTCTAAAAGTAAAGCATCCGCATTAATACAACCTTAAATTAATAAATACTATTATGCCAAAGTTTGCACAAGGTAACTATACCGTCGAGAATCGCCAAAAGTATGCAGGGAATAAAAACCCTTTCTACAGAAGCAGTTGGGAGTTAGCATTCATGAGAATGTGCGATGCTCATCCTAACATTACTAAATGGGCAAGTGAGAATGTAAAAATTCCATATCTTAATCCAACAACAGGCAAATATGCAAACTATGTACCAGACTTTATGATACAGTATACTGATAAGAATGGCAATCATAATGTAGAACTTATAGAGATTAAACCTGCTAATCAAACTACATTAGAGAATGCTCGTAGCAGAGGACAAGCCATACAAACGCATATAAACGCCGCTAAGTGGACAGCGGCACAAGAATGGTGTAAACGTAAAGGCATACGGTTTAAAGTGATAAACGAAGATCAGATATTCCAAAACAATAAACCTCGAAAGCCTAAAAGAATTACTAAACGCAAATAAATACTAATATGAAGTTA